CAAGAATGACTAGAGCCGAGTGCGACATGACATTTAGAGAAGCGGCTATAGCAGTTAATGGATTTAAGTTTATTAACTACTGTACTTGGCTTCTATTAGTTTGTTTCGGATATTTTGCTTATAAAAAGCACAGAAAATTCGGGAGATAATTATGCCAAAAGGCAGAGGATATGGCAAAAAGCCAAAGAAGAAACCCAAAAAGAGAGGTAAAAAGTAGTGGAAGGAGATCATACTAGAAATGAAGTACAAGTAGACCTAGATAAGTATCAAGCTATGCTTACTAGGATTGACGAGTTAGAAGATGCTGCGGCTGCAGCCCCACCGCCCCCGGCTCCTAAATATCAAGGAGTGAAAGACTTGGCTGTAGCCGTAGATTCTTGGAGAATTTTTCCTAGAATTTTTATTACAACATATATCTATTTACTATATTATAGTGCTATGTGGTTCATGGGGCTACCAGCTCCGACAATGGAGCAAGCAGGTTTAATATCAGTGATAGTAGGAGCAGGAGCAGCATGGTTCGGTTTATACGCAAATACAGGATCTGGCAAAACATAGCATTGCTTTGTTTACTATCTTCGTGTGCATCAATGCCTGAAATAGGGCTATCTGTACACTTTAACGACCCTGGACATTACTACTACGTAGGTCCTGCGTCTAATTATTACTATAGATGTTGGGGTAGAGTTTACTCTTGCAGGTGGTAGAATGACAGTACAAATTAGTAGGAAGGATATAACTTCCGAAGAATTATTAGATTTACAGTCTGAGACACGATTTCTCAAACTTCCAGTGGTTCCTTATTTGGACCTACTCGGCATAACTCCGTTATCCTCACAGATAGCGATTATTAATGCTATAAATAATCCTAAATATAGGTTTATTTGTGCAGCACTATCAAGGCGTCAAGGAAAGACATACATAGCCAATATAATAGGACAGCTAGTATCATTAGTTCCGAACTCTAATATACTAATCATCTCACCCAATTACGCGTTGTCTCAGATTTCTTTTGATCTGCAAAGAACGCTTATCAAGCATTTTGATTTAGAAATTAAGAGAGATAATGCAAAGGATAAGATTATAGAACTGTCTAACGGTTCAACAGTTCGGATGGGGTCTATAAACCAAGTAGACTCAACTGTGGGTCGCTCATATGACTTAATCATATTTGACGAGGCCGCACTATCTGCAGATGGTCGAGATGCTTTCAATGTAGCACTACGTCCTACACTAGATAAGGTTAATTCTAAAGCAATATTCGTATCTACTCCGCGTGGTAAGAATAATTGGTTTGCTGAGTTCTATGATCGAGGATATAATGACGACTATCCAGAGTGGGCATCTATAAAAGCTACTTATAGGGATAATCCTCGAATGAGTCAAACAGACATCAATGAAGCTAAAAGTACTATGAGCGAAGCGGAGTTTAGACAAGAATACGAAGCTGATTTTAATACTTACGAGGGTCAAATTTGGAATTTCGATGTTGAAAAATGTATCGGAGACTTAAAGAGTATGGATAATAGCAAGATGGATATGATTGGGGGTATGGACGTAGGATATAGAGACCCAACTGCATTTTGTGTAATAGGGTATGATTGGGATAAAGAAAAATTTTATTTGTTTGATGAATACCTGGATTCGGAACGAACTACTGATAAGCACGCTGTAGAGATACAGAAGTTAATTGAAAAGTGGAATATAGACTACATTTATATCGACTCTGCAGCGCAGCAAACCCGCTTCGACTTTGCACAAAATTTTGATATATCAACCATCAATGCAAAAAAATCTTTGACCGATGGAATTGGTCATGTCGCTTCAATTGTAGATAATAATAATTTAATTGTAGATCAGAGATGTGAACATGCTTTAAAATGTTTGGACCAATATCAGTGGGACCCAAACCCTAATCTGATCAGAGAGAAACCTAGGCATAACTTTGCGTCACACATGGCAGATGCTTTAAGATATGCCCTGTATTCTTTCGAAACCGTGGCTACGGGGTTCTAGAACCACATAGTCGAAAATAGTATTTGACTTAAAACCTCAACTTCGATATAATTTGGGTAATAAATTAATGGTAGAGCTAAAAAGAGATCCGGTAAAATATATAAGAGATAGAGCAAAATCAAGATATAAAAAAGGCACTGAATGTTACATTTGTGGCTCTTCTTCTAACTTGGATTTTCATCATTTTTATAGTTTAAGCCCTTTGTTGTATAGATGGATAAAAAAGCGCAAAAAAGTTCCTGAGGAGGTGCTGGAGTTTAGGGATGAATTTATACAAGAGCATCAGGCAGAACTCTATGAACATACGGTTACTCTATGCCATGAGCATCATTTAAAGCTACATTCTATTTACGGTAAAGATCCTTCACTAGCTATGGCTAAGAAACAGGAAAACTGGGTAGAAATACAGAGAAATAAACATGGCATGGTATGACAGATTATTAGGTATAGATCGTGAGAAGTTAAATCCTGCTCAAGAGTACTTTGATCATAAAATAGATGCAAGTCGTGAGCCGACTACCAAATACGAACGAGCATACGAAGAATTAGAGATAGTAAATCGTGGCGTCAATATGATAGTTGACGATACGGCTGAGATCAGAACAAAAGTCGGTCCTGCGATTAAAGGTAGGAGTGTAGTTAAAAATATTAAAAGAGCCAAAGTTGATCTTTTAGTAAACCAAGAACCAAACCCGTTTCAAGACATAAATGCATTTCGTCGAAACTTAATTATAGACTATATTATAGATGGTAATATTTTTGTCTATTATGATGGAGTTCATTTATATCATCTTCCATCGGACAAGATGACGATTAATGCTAGTGAGACAACTTATATAGAAAGTTATACTTTCCAATCGGATCTTCACTATAAGCCAAATGAAATTATTCATGTTAAAGAGAACTCGTTCTATTCTATATACAGAGGAGTTCCGAGAATAAGTCCTTCATTGCGTACAATGAACTTGATGACAAGCATGAGAAAGTTTCAAGATAACTTTTTCAAAAATGGGGCAATACCAGGACTTGTACTAAAAAGTCCTAATACTTTATCAGAAAAGATTAAAGAGAGGATGCTACAGTCTTGGAGCACTCGTTACCGCCCTGACGCAGGGGGTCGAAGACCTTTAATCCTGGATGGCGGAATCGAAGTAGATTCGATTTCAAATGTGAACTTTAAAGAATTAGATTTTCAGAGTTCTATTGAAGAAAATGAGAAAATCATTCTCAAATCTCTAGGAGTACCACCAATACTTTTGGACTCAGGAAATAATGCAAATATACGACCTAATATGAGGTTGTATTACTTAGAAACTATACTACCTATAGTACGAAAGATAAACTTTGCATATGAAAGATTTTTCGGATTTAAACTAGAAGAAGATGTAACGAATATTCCAGCGTTACAACCAGAACTGAGAGATCAGTCTCAGTATTACACTTCTCTAGTAAATGGTGGAGTTATTACACCAAACGAGGCAAGAGAGGCAATAGGCTTTGAGTCTATTGAAGGTAATGATGAGTTACGAATTCCAGCTAACATAGCAGGAAGCGCAGCGAATCCAGATGAAGGCGGTGCACCTGTACAAAATGAGGAAGAAGAAGTTGAACCCTCCTTACCGCCAATAGAGGTAGAATAAATGTCAACTAGTATGCAAAAGAAGAAAATGTTAAAAACTTTGTCTGAATTTTATATTAAGAAGGGGAAAGTTTATGATTCTTCTTTAGAATATGGTAGACAGACCGATGCTCCTTATTCAATTAAAGAGATAAAGAAGATTATGGGTGGTTGGGGTATGTTATTTAAATACTTAAATACTGATTATCCAGATCTTGAAAAAGATATTGATAAGGAAAAACTAAAGGATAGAGGGAACTTATTTAAAGATAAACCTGCTTTTCCAAAGTCAAAAGTTCCTCGGCCTCCTAAGCCTAGTATGAGTAAAGTAGGACTTACTACGGGACGGAATGAGACAAATACATGAATAAAATTTTCAACCTAACTTCTACTTTTAAAACTCATACTGAGAAGGATGGAAGTGCTAGTATACGTGGTATGGCGAGTACTTCAGATTTTGATAGGGCTGGAGACAGTATTTCGCCAGATGCGTGGAATAAAAGTGGTGGTTTAAATAATTTTAAAAAGAATCCTATTATTCTTTTTAATCATGACTATGACCGACCAATTGGTCGTGCTACAGGTCTCGATGTAACAGATAAAGGTCTGGAACTAGAGGCAAAGATTAGTAAGTCGGCTCCTGCGGGAGTTTGCGACTTAGTTAAGGATGGGGTTCTTGGAGCATTTTCTGTTGGTTTCCGAGTCAAGGACGCTGATTACATAGAGGAAACTGACGGACTTATGATAAAGGACGCTGAATTGTTTGAGGTCTCGGTAGTTTCCGTACCGTGCAATCAAGCAGCTACTTTTTCTTTGGCAAAATCGTTTGACTCTATGGAAGAGTATAATGATTTTAAGAAAACTTTCACAAATCGTGTAGATCTAGCCGGTCAGTCTCTGGCTAATGAAGATGTGAGAACATCCAGCATAGCTAGTAATACACCGGTAAGGGCGGAGAAATCCGTGCAAGAGGAGATCGTAATGTCGGAAGATAAAACTCCCGAAATCGACTTGGAAGCCTTTGCAAAGCAAGTAGCAGAACAAACTGCTGCTAATATTGCTATGAAGCAAGCCGAGTCAAAAGCTGTGGAGAAAGCTGAAGCCGAAAAGGTAGAAGCTGCCGAAGCAGAGAAGGTCAAGCAAGAAGAGGAAGTTAAGACTGCTATTAAAGTAGGAGTTGAAACTGGTGCTGAAAGGCTTGTAAAAGATGTAGAGGATAAGCTCGCACAAAAAGATATTGAGATTGAAGAAGTTCTCAAGTCTTATAAGACGGATCTTGAAGAGAAGAAGGAAGAAATTTCCCGCCTTCAGGAATCTAAGCGAGTTTTCGCAAATCGTGGCGACGGTGACATTTCTAAGTGGGGCAAAGAATTTATGTATGCTTCAGTTCTTGGAAAAGTTACTGGCAGAGGTTGGGATACCAACTATGCCCGTGATGTCATGCAAAAAGCGGGCGTTAGTTATGACGCCTCAACTGGTATTGGCCTGG